CCGCTGCAAAGCTCGAAGAGCGCGCAGCACAGATCGCCGAATCACGTCAGACCGCTGGCGTTCAGGCATACACGCCTGCCGCCGTCATCAAGTCTGAGCCGCTCACCTACCAGGAGCGTGGCGATTACTCGTTCGTTAAGGACATGATTCGTGCGCACACGCGCAACGATGGAACCGCGTGGGAACGCCTTGAGCGTCACGGCAAAGAGGTTGCGGTTGAGGCTCGCGCCATCACCACCACCGACAATGCCGGTGGCGAGTTCGTTCCTCCCCTGTGGCTGGTTAACGAGTACGCAGAGTTCGCTCGTGCAGCTCGTGTGACCGCTGACCTGTGCACGAAGATGGCTCTCCCAGCGGGAACCGACTCCATCAACATCCCACAGATCACCACGGGTAGCCGTACTGGTCTGCAGGCTGGTAACAACTCGTCAACCACCGCACCAACCACGAACCGTGACCTGGTAACGGCAAGCGCTAGCGCTCCCGTCCGCACGATTCAGGGTTACGAGGAAGTTTCCATCCAGCTCGTTGAGCAGTCACCACTCGCTGGTGGTTTCGACCGTCTGATCCTTGGCGATCTGATGGCCGATTACAACCTGCAGCTCAACACTGCCGTCACGAGCGCTTCGGATGGTACGAGCAACAATCTTAACGGTCTGGTCAACGTTGCTGGTCAGTCGATCACGTGGACTGAATCCTCACCGAGCGCTGCTAACGGTGTCCTTGCCATCGCTAAGGCCATCAGCGGCATCGTCAACAACCGTTACCGTCAGCCCGAAGCCATTGTTCTCCACCCGAAGCATTGGTACTGGCTTGCCGGTTCCGTCGACGGTCAGTCACGGCCGATTGTGGTTCCCACTGCTGGTGGACCGATGAACGCGTTTGGTGTCATCGACAACGCTGGCGCAGCTGCTGGTTACGTCGGCACGATCATGGGCATCCCGGTGTTCATTGACGCAACCCTGCCGCTCGTGTCCACGACGCATCAGGCAATCCTCGTTGGTCGTTTCTCTGACTCGTACCTCTTCGAGTCAGGCGTTCGCAGCCGCGTCCTCACCGACGTTCTCAGCGCCAACCTCACCGTTCGTTTCCAGGTGTACGGCTACGTTGCGCTTGCGCACCGTTTCGCCAACTCGATTGCCAAGATCACTGGCACGGGAACGATTCCGGTATCGGGCTTCTAAGCCTGACCTGATTGTGCGGGGGCTCGTCCTCTCTCAGCGAGCCCCCGCACTCCCTTCACGTCCCTTAACTAATTGGAGTGTGCGATGGCCTACGACCTCGGCGATGTCGTCACACTCGGTTTCCTCGTCCAAATCGGTGGCGTCGCAACTAATGCGTCAACGGCCACAGCAACAATCACGTTGCCCGATGGGACAACCACGACGGGTACGGTGTCGAACCCATCAACGGGTAACTACACGGTCACCTACCTACCCGTGCAAGTTGGTCGGCATGGTGTCCGGTTCGTTACAACAGGCGCAGGCGCGGCTGCACACACCGACGTGTTCGACGTTGACGATCCCGCATCGTTGCCTGTCATCTCGTTGCAGGATGCGAAAACGTATTGCAACATCACCACGAGCGCAAACGATGAAGAGTTACGCGGATTTGTTCTTGCCGCTAGTGATATCGCTGAACGCATCACCAATCTGACGTTGCGTCGCCGCACGTGGGTTGATGTTAGTGACGGTGGGTGGAACGTGATCAGCCTTGTTCACTCGCCCGCACAATCGGTGACAAGCATCGTGGAGAACACGACAACGTTGACCGCTGGTGATGATTACACAGTTGACCTAGCAAACGGGTTGATCTACCGCGGGTCAATCAAAAACCCACTCACCTGGTATGCGGGCCAGCAGAACATCACGATCACCTACGTGGCTGGAGAATCCAACCCCAGCCCGACCGCGCAGCTGCTTGTTAAAGAGTTGACCCGGCATTTGTGGCGCACTCAACGTGGAGCAAGCCCTATGGGTATGGCTGGCAATGATGATTTCATCCCCGGCGGCAACAACGTCCTCACCTACCGCGTCAAGGAACTCGCTGAACTGCTCACAACGCCCACGGTGGCCTAATCATGGCCATTGTTGCCTCACGGTGGAACACCGTCTACGAGGCTCTCCTGAGCCTGTTCAGCAACGCGTCAACCCTGTCAACCGTGACTGTCTCCGATGGGATTCCCATCAGTGAGGACCGTTTCACAAACTTGTTGATCGTCGGGAACATTGGTGATCCGACCGCGAATCAGGCGGGAAGTATTAGCCAGGACTACCACGATCTCGCTGGCGTGAACTCAAGCCGCGACGAAACCGTAAGCATTGACTGTTGCATCATTGCCCAAAACGGTGATTCCAGTTTGAGTAGCGCACGATCATCAGCGTTCACCACTTTGAACGCAGTTGAGTCTCTCCTGCGTAATAACTACGACCTCGGATTGCGTGACGTTCAACGTACTGAACTACGTGACGCAAACGTGTACCTCGACCTGTTTGCTGATGGTGCCGCGTGCCGTATCTCGTTCACCATCGAAACCACTTGCCTACTCACCACCGTCTAAGTTGAAAGAGGCCACTCATGGCGCAGTTCCGCAACATTTCAGGCGAATCCCTGTTCGTCGCCACTGATCGTGGCCTCGTTGAGTGTGAGAACGATTCGATTCTTGACGTGTCGGACGAGTTCGCCGCCCAGGTCTACTTTCAGACCGGCGACACAGGCGAGACACCTTTGTTTGAGGCAGTCATCGCTCAATCAGCTCGCAGCAGCAAAGCATCAACCCCAACCCCTGTAGCCGACACCACCCCGGCTGAATAAGTAGGAGCAATCATGGCAATCGGTTCAGGTCTCGGGAGCAGTTTCGGTTTCTCAGCCGAATCCGCCTATGGCACGTATGTCGCCCCCACAAAGTTTGTACGCCATCGCAGCGCAAACATTCAGAAAGCCGCTAACCGTGTACAGGGTGAAGGCATCCAGTCCGGCGTGTACGGGATGCTTCTGTCTCAGTTCGTTGAAGCAACGACCGCTGCTACTGGCACTGTCACGTTTGACGTGCAGTCAAAGGGTCTTGGCGTGCTTCTGAACACGCTCATGGGTGGAACTGTGTCACCTGTCCAGCAGGGTGCAACGACCGCCTATTTGCAGACGCATACGCTCGCTGATCCGTTCGGTAAGTCAATGTCGGTTCAGGTTGGTTTGCCTCAGCGTGGTGGCACCGTCACCCCCGCAACCCTTAAGGGTGCAAAGGTCGCATCGGTCGCTTTTCAGGCTGGTGTTGATAGTGTCCTGCAGGCCACGGCAACCCTCGACGCGCAGGCATACGAGAACTCAACAAGCCTTGCCACTCCGTCATACTCATCTGGTGTAAACGTGTTCCACGGTGGTCAGATGACCGTGAAAATTGGCACGTATGGCAGTGAGGCTGCCGTGTCTGGAGTTAAGACAATGAGCGCAACGATCAACCGTGGGATGGACGTTGCAGGGTATTACGCTGGCGCAATCGTACCTGGTACAAAGTCCGAACCAGTCTTGAACGCTGCGACCTCCATCACGGGCTCGTTCGGCGTGGACTTCATCAACACGACCGACTTCCACACGCGTGCAGTTGGTAACACGTCCACGAGTGTTGTGATCACGTTTGTTGGCCCACTGATCGCGTCGACGTATTACGAAACGTTCACGATCACGATCCCATCTGTCGTGTTCCCATCACCAGAATCGTTTGACGTTGCTGACCGTAATGTTCTGAACGCCACATTCAACTGGGAATGGCGTTACGACGGTACGAACCTGCCCACGATCGCGTACACGACAACTGATACGACGCTGTAACTGATGGAGGAATGGGTTTCTGTTCAGATCATCCCTGACCTTCTCAACGTGCGTGACGCGTTAGCACGTCTGGAACAACCCGGCCCGCCCGTATTGATGCGTTCGTTGTCTAAAGAACTGTTGAAAATCGGCAAAGACGTCAAGACCGCTGAACAACAGTCGATCATGGGCACGGCGATTGTTGGTGTTAAGAAAAACAATCAAGCTCGTGTCAAGCGGGGCCGCTCCGACTATCAGCCAGCCCTACGCGCTGACATTGCTAAAGCAATCCAAAGCCGTAACCGTTTCACGAAAAAGGAAGCTGGTGTAGAGGTCAGGGTTCGTAACGGTCCTCTAGGTGATCGTGCACGGTTGCCAAAATCGTTGAACCGTGGCAAAAACAGGCACCCCCTGTTTGGTGATCGCACCCAATGGTTCGACCAGGTAGCCCGTCCAGCGGGTTGGTGGAACCGTGTCATTTCTGACAAACGTGCCGGTGCAATGCGCGAAGTTCAACAAGTGATTTACAAGTATCAGCAGATTGTTGCTGATGCGATGAACGGTAAGAAACCCCACTGAGAGAGAGAACCCGATGAAACTAATCATCCGCACGCCCGACGAGACACGCAGCCTCGACATTTCCACCATGCCAATCAAGGATGCGGAAGATTGCGAACGCCT